TACGAGATGCCTAAGTGACTGGAGTTCAGACGTGTGCTCTTCCGATCTCTCTTGCAGCTTCATGGCTTCAGTTTTCAGGTGTGCCTTCACCGACACAACGTCTTTGGCTTTTGCAGCAGTAAGAGCCGCGTCCAGAGCATGATCGAATTTCAAGGCTTCCACCGTTTTCTTGGCTTCGGCTTCGGCGGTTTCAGCTTTCAGTTTCCAGTCATCGGCGGCTTTCTTGACGCCTTCGATGTCCATGCCTTTGAAAGCCTCGATCTGTTTGTTGGCTTCAACCAATTGTTCTTTGGCGGTTTGTGCTTCCGATTCAGCGGCCGCAATTTTGGCTTTTTGTGCCTCAATGTCTTTGCCGTTTTCAGACATAATCTTGTCGATTACATCATCGGCAACACCATCGCCCAACAGTTTTTTTAGATCATCACGTTTCATTTCCTGTTCTCCATTATTCACACCGTACCCAGTTTTTTACATGGATGGAGCCATTTGGGTGCCTGCCCCTTTTACGCATGGCAGATTGCAAAAATAAGAGCCGTGCACAGGTCTTTCGATCTGTAAAAGCATGGCTCTTTTGAGTCCTACTTGTCGGTTGCGCCCCATCTAAGACGTGACGCTGTATCGTTATTATAGCATATTCTTCAGCGTTTGATTTCGTGTTCGTACCACGAAATATACTGTTTACATAGCGAATAAACCAGGTTCAGGAAAGACCGAAATTCGGCGCTCATATCTGTTCACGCTCCCGTTGCCTGTAAATGCCCGTTTCCTTGACAAACATCCTCATGCGGGCTTGCCATTCCTTGACCTTGCCAGTCTCCAGCGTATTGTCTTTGCCAGCCGCCTCTAATGCACCAGCCTCTCGTTTGTAGCGCCGGATAGTACGCTCAATCTCGCGCTGCTTCTGTGTAGCATCATAAAAGCTAATTTCCTCGCCTCGATAAGTCACTTTCTTGTTGGCGTAATCTTCCAGTTCTGTTTGTTTGTACACATTCTCAGATATGCCTTCAAAAAATGGGTAGAAGCTGTGACGGCAGTTCCAACCACAAAGACCTTCACCAGTTCCATAGCCTGTCGAAGTCACAAAATCAGGATACTTGTCGCTCTTGCCACTGCGAGAGAATACTTTGCCCTGCCACACCTGATGAGTGGGGCGCGCCCCAATATGCGCCGATGTTTGCACCAAGTCAACGCCCATTTCATCCGCTCTGGCTTCTGTGAGGTTTCCGGCTGTCAGGTTTACGCCGGTTAAAACCGCGCGTCTCACCGCCACGTCAAGTTGATCTTTTCTGCCAGTGTAGCTTATTACCGTAAGACCTCTTGCGGATATGCTTTTCACCGCCGCTTTGATCGCGCTGTTGTAATCCATTGCGCCGGTTGCCACTTGCATGTAAGCCAGGTCAGCCGCCTCAATAAACAGGTTTTGACCTTCCAGTGCCGTTGTTCGCACGATGTTATTCAGCAGGTTATTGGTGCGCTCCAGTCCGGCTTTCAAAACCGCCGTCATCGCCGGTGACATATTCAGCGGTAACGGCTCAAGCCCGGCTACTTTGTAAATACTGTCGTCAAATCGCATAGCTTTCACGCCAGCTTTTTTAAATATAGCTCTCAATTCCTTTTCGCTCTTACCGGTCAAAATAGCTAGTTTTTCAAGAATGGATTTATATAGCATGGACGATTCATTAAGCCGTTGCACTTGCCATGCTGCCGATGCAAAATTTAGGTTTGACAAACGCCTGGCAATGTCGTTTATAACACTCTGGTTGTATCGCTCGTAAATATCCAGAATGGAATCGGGCAATGTGTCCAGGTAATCAGCTTTTAGCATTCAACACCTTTTCAACATCTGCTGAAAATTTGAACGGGTCAATCTGTGCGCCAATGTGCTGCTGCCGCCAGAATGTTTGCTCACAACTCACAGCCTCATCAATCAATTCCAACAGGCTGCCGTGTTCGTAATTGATCGGGTAAGCCAGTTCTGGACCGTATTGCTCCCAGTTATGCGGGGTAAAAATGTCCGCGTTCTTGTTGGCTCGTATCGGCAAGTGTTGATTGATGCCGATAGTTGGCTTGCCTCTGGCTACTGCAAGATACATGAATGTTCCTTCGGCTATGACCACATCGGCATTATCAATCTCTTGCGTGCTGCCGTCCGGCACGCCTTCAATCCAGTCGAAGCTATTGCATTTATGCAAGCCCTGAGTGCGTAAGTCACCCATGTAGCGCACGGTGATAGACGCATCCATGATCTTTTGCAAGTTTTTCAACTCTGAAAATATCTTCCGGTTGGCTTCTAATGCCTCCGGTCTAAGCGTGTGTCCGGTTGGGTGAATGGGCGCAAACAGGATATGTTTTACCTCTTGCGGCTGCTGAAATTCGCGCTGTTGGCACCACGCCCAGCCGGTTGTTTTTACCTTCGCCCCCGGCGCTATGATCTGCATAGCCCGCTTTTGCGCCTCTCCGATCACAAACACACAGCGCACATGCTCATGCAATGGCACAAGCCCGTCATACCACCAGGGAGGCAACGGACTGTGAGGATAGATCATTATTACCGCGCCCTTACGAATGTAATCACTCACAATGCCCCTCGGCTTCTGGTTGTTGTGCATATACCAGTCACGGTCAAACAGAGCAACATCGGGATTGCCCGGCCTCAAATGATGCCCGGATTCCCGTAATGCCTTTGCGTAGGGTTGCCCCTTATGTTGATGACCGCAAACGTAATAGTTCATTTCTTCCTTGCCGTGAATAAATTTCCGTTTGTTATCTTAAAATCAACCCACTCGCCAGAGCGTTGAGCGATTTCAATCACGCGCCGCACATCAGGAATAACATAATCGTGCATGGCCAGATACCCTCCGCTTACCACATGCCGCGCAAACATGACGTAATCTGATTTAACCATATCGTAGGTATGATTTCCGTCAATGAATAGCATGCCAAGCGGGATTGACCATATCTTACCAACCTGCGAGCTGTCACCCTTGACCGTTACAATGCGGTTTTGCAATCCTGCGCTATTGACCTGCTCTTGGAATGTTTCAAACGTGGATTTATTACCGAACCCGCGTTTTTGTTCAGTTCGTGACGGCGCGTAATCCTGATAACGTAAATCCCACATATCCAGCGCGTAAACCACATTATGAGCGCCGCTTGCCAGGTAACAGGTTGACTTGCCTTTATAGCTGCCAATTTCAAGAATAGGTAAATGAGGCGCTTGCCAGGCTAAGGACGCAAGCTTTTCACCTTCAGGTGGCGGCAATATTCCTTCCAATGCGTCAATTATCGCAGTATCCATATAAACTCCCATGATGGTTTATGTCCGGTGTAACTTGCCACAATCTCAAAACCAGCCTGTTTGATCATCTTCTCCCATGTATCTCTTTTCAAATGCCATTCCATTTGACGACTGCCACAGGATAAACGCCTGTAGCCTTCATCGCCGGGTGAATATTTCAGGTTGTTGGGGATTTCGAGGTAAAGAATACCCGTTGTGAAACGACGCAATGCCAATAATCCGGCGTTGGGGTCAACGAAGTGCTCAGCGGTTCCCATGCACAAAACCACATCATTTGTAAATGTTATTTCGCAATCCTCAACAAATATATTCAGGATACCAGCCCCACTCACATTTTTAGATGCAATCTCACAAGCCACCGGTGAAATATCCATGCCGTGTAAAACTGCATCTGGAAAGCGTTTTTGCATAGCCAACAGTGTGTGACCATTACCGCATCCAACGTCAAGGATACTGACAGGGTTTTTGTTGAAACATTCGATCGCCTTTACCGCATATTCGTTGCGCCGGTCACTCACCCATTTTCCAGGTTCTGCGGTGAAATAAGCGTCGTATTCTTTTACCAGGTCATTTCGGTTCATTTACGCTCCTGCAAACAAATCTTCTGGTTGTTCTGCCTGTGCTTCAGCCACCCATTTTTTAGCCGTCACTTCATCCAATCCGTAATTACGCATGAGGAAAGTCACTTTTGACATGGCTCCCAAGCCTACCGTTTGCCTGTCCTCTGACATTTGCACTTCGCGGTCGTTGATCACGCTATCGTCAAAATTGTAGGTTGTGGTATACGTTCCCCGTGGTGCGAGATTAGCCAATGTAGCCCACACGTCCATTGCATAAATCAATTGATCCAACGCCGTTTTGACCGATTTCTGCATGGCGGTCACGGTCGCATAAGTGCGCTGTTTGCTGCTCTTGATTTCGGTTGCTGTTTTGTCTACACTTTGCGGATCGGACAACGTACCGTAAGCCAACCCGCAGTTAAATTCAATGCGCTGCAAGATGGTGTTTAGACCGCTCTTGATTGCAGCTTCCCTGAATTCAGGCGTCCAGTCGTGAAACATATCTTCAGCAGAACCTTCACCGATTGCCTTAGCACCGCCGAAATCAATAGACCTGAACAGGCGCTTATCCGGTAGCAGCGGCTTATTATTGGCATCTCTACCAAATGCCAGCGGGTCAACGTAGATTGCCCGGCGTCCGCTCTCAAACTCCCAGATAAGGTCAGACCAAATCGTATCGGCCTGTTTGATCAAATCAACGGCGCGGGCATAACCCGACACACCCAAAGACGATGTTGGATCAATATTGTTGGCAAGGGGCATCTTGAAATATCCGTAAAGAGGTGCAATAACACCGGTTATCGTAGCCTGTTCTTGTAAGCCAGCCCAATCATCAATTGCGTCAAGTGAGATAACGCTCCCTAATGTATCTTTTGCGCTGCTTTTATAGGCTTTGTTTGTGATATTCAAGCCTGCGTTGGTAAGATCGTGATATTCGAGACGGGTGAAATAATTGCTTCCAATAGTACGTTGGTCAACAAAGACGCATGAGGTAATCATTTTGTTGGCGTCAATCTTAACCGGGCAGAATTGATCCGCCTGAACATAATCCACATTCAGGTTCTTTCTGTCCGGGTAAGGTTTCAATATCAACCCGCCTTTTGCCGCGCCGTATTCAATTTGATCGGGCAAATTGTTCAGTACCTTCTCAAACTGCTTTGCCAGCCAATCAGCCCGCGCTGAACCTTCAATCTTGACCTGTAATTCAATGGTTGCCAGCCTTGCCAATTCAGATGCTATAGCGGCGGGTAAATTGAGCGATTTTATGTAGGCAGTCAACCAGTCCGCGTCATTATTGTACATGCGTGACCATGTATCTAACGCGGTCATCATCGGCTGACTGATGGCGATGTCAATATTCATCGCCTCTTTGATAGACGTTTTTCCTATCATGCGATTTATCCATTCCCGAATAAAGTTGATTATTCGATTGAACATAGTTTACCTGTTCTGGCAGTCGATCACAAAAGAACGTTCATCTGTGCGCCCCGCCGATGTGGTGATCTTGCCCGACACAAAATACTTTTCACCTACCGTGCCTCCCGATAGCCAGGTGACCACCTTGCCGCTTACTACCTGCGGTGTGGTTTTGGTAATCCCACTCGGCACGGTCACAACGACGGTGGATATGGTCTCGCCGCTTGCTGTTCATCGGGCAGCTTGACAACCTGAACCTCTTTGGTTACACCGCCTTCTTCAACGGTATCGGTTGCAACATTTTGTGTTGCGCCCGTAGCATTTTCAATCGGTACATAATCTGTCATTACTGACCTCGCCTTCTCCAAATTAGGTTGTTTCCGTAACCAACAGAATCAATGGCGTGATTGTCTTTATCAGGATATTCACTGATATAGTTTCCGTCTTTGTCCTGCTCATACTCGTAATTCAAAAACTCTTGTGCTGAATAGGGCGCACGTTCTGGATCAATCACAATAGCCACAAGTGATTGCATCCACTTGATACGATATTTGACGCTATCCGGTCCCTTTTCAGCACCCCTGGCATTCGCTCCATACGCCTTGAAATCAGCTATGCTCTTTGGTTCGGCGCTATCGCAAATCAACAAATTATCAGGCGTCAAGCCGTATTCAACCAGCGCATCATATAATTCACGATTGCGCGTTCTCCAGCGCCGGACTTCTCCATAGATATACAGGGTAAGCCGCGCCGCATCGTAGTGAGTGCGAGAATAATGAGCAGGATCGGGGAAATAACCGAAGTCAAGTCCATGACATACATGATCGAATTGCGCTATTTCTTCATCGGTAATCTTGCGTAGCTGTGTATTCGGGAAGACCAGCCCGCCTTCAACGTTGGCAATACCAAGATATTCATGGTCATACGCCGGCTGATTAACTTCCTTCAGGTGTTCGGCAATCTCGATAAACGTTTTACCCAGCCAGTCAGCAGGCACAGTCAGATAGTTCGACTCATGCACGTACCTATTCGGGTTGGGTAATTCCAGTTCTTTGTTCACCCAGTTGTTGCGTGTGCGCGGCGGGTTGAAGCTCTCAAAAATATACGCACGATCACCGCCACGAATAGCGGATTGGATAATAGAGCGCACGGCTTCGGGACCACGGAATTGGTCTAATTCCTCAAGCCACAGAATACCGATAAAACCAAACTTCGGCTTTATGGACTTGATTTTAAGCGGATCGTCACCGCCCCTGAAATATATCTTTTGCCCGGTGGGAATGTAGGTTATTTCAAGCGGATTGGTGATACATCGAAATTTATCCGACAAGCCAAGATAATTGATCGCCCACACCAGTTGAGAATAGACGCTATCCCGTAGTGTGTCTTTCACCTGGCGACAGGCTAAAACGTGCATCTCCGGGTTATTGATCAATAATTCGATAATGACTTCGCTCACAAAGGATGACTTTGTCGAGCCGCGCCCACCCTTGAATACATACTCTGTATGTTTGTGGTCTAGTATGTCGCGGTAAACATCGTAAAATGATGGCGCAATGGCGTAGGCGGGGATGGAGAAGGTTGTAATATTTTCGCCATTTTCTTCACCCTGGATAGGCTGTCCTGGCTTTCCAAGTACGCGGTCTAATATTTCTGTGGCAACCGATTGTTTGATATTATCATGTCTTGATTCCAGACCGGCTACTTTTACTTCGCCGGCTTTTACAATTGCTGATCCGATAATCTCTTGCGCGCGCAAACGATCACGATAATGCAGCTCATTAGCAATCGTTTCTAACGATTCCTGTTCTTCTTTGGGTTTGGAATAAAACCAGCCCTTTGAGCGCCCACACTCTTTTAGTGCCCTTTCAACAGTATCAAAAGCAGCACGCGCCATGACATAATCAAAGCACGCGCGGTCTCGTTTTAGTTCTTCTAGGGCTGTTTTCAGTTCGCTTTCGTTCACCTGCGCCCCTTTTGCGTCTGTTCTGGTTCAAATACAATCACAGCGCGTCCGGCATCATCAATGTGTTTCATCAACGCCGCCGCCTGTTCAGTACAATATTCAGGTAAGTTCAACGTGATATTAATGCTATGATCTGCCATTGATTTCACCTGGCGCATTTGGAACTCAAACTCTATCGCTATCGGCTCTTTTCCGTTCTGCATCAAATTCCTTTGTCGCTTTCAAGGGTAAACTATCCCACCAGTCGATAAACTCTTTGCCGTATCGCCTGAATTGTTTCCACCAGAACACGCGCCTATGACCGTATCCATTCGCAAAGGCATGACAGTTATGACAGACGTGCTCCAGGTTGTAAATCCGGTCAAGCTCCGGTACATCTTTCATGCGATGAATTAGGCAATGGTGCCAGGCTTCGGCCGGTTTGATGAAACATATCTGGCAAGGCTCGTACTGCCTGCGCGTCATTTCGTCTGTATCATATAGATCGGAAGAGCGTC